TGGTGGTTGTGGTTGTTGCTGAGCTTGCTGTGCAACGCCCTCTTGAGCGATACCCTGTTGTTGCGCTTGTTGTTGCGCTTTTTGCGCCTCTGACACTTGTTGCATTTGTTGCATTTGCATCTGTTGATTCATTTGTGCTTGTTGCTGTTGTGCTTGGAACTGTCGCTCAATAGACAATAGGTTGGCATCATGCGTTAACTTAGCACCCTCAATCTGCTGTTGAGCAATTAACTTGTCATGATTCTCTTGTGTATCTTGCTGTATCTTCTGAGCCTCTAACTGTAGATTAGCCTTATCAAGAGCCGCCTTACGCTGTGTTTCTGCCATCGATGTTTGAGTCAAGGCGTTAACCTGCGCCATGATGTTAGGGTCAGTAGGCTGTGTTGCTTGAGTACGCATTTGTTGCATAGTCTGAATCATTTGCTGTATTGCAGGCATTACCTGTGGCGTTAACTGTTCTTGTGCATCTTGATGGGTATGCTGTGCCACCGCGGCGATTAACTGTTGCGCCTCACGGATAATTGGCTCAATCTTCAAGACATTGAACGGCTTACCAAGACTAACAGATGCGTAAGTGTCAACCTGATTGAGATACCATAAGGTTAAGTGCTGTTTGATATGCTCAAGCATTGGAGGTATGGTTGTTGTAGCCATAATCGGATTAGAGCCAAACATAGGGTCAACAGCGTACGATAAGTGTGTAACTATATGCGAGATATGGTCTTGATTAGGGAACGCTCCTACAGGCTTTCCTAGAGTCATAGAGACATTCTCTAAAGCAGGGTTCATTTCCTTTACATCTTGTGGGTCAGGTAGAACTTCGTTGACATCAGGTAGCTTTATCTGCCTGAGGATACGCTTTTCAACCGCTAGACGGTTATACAAGTCAGGATTTGCTTGTGCTCGCTGTGCTAACGCCTGAATTTGTGCGTAGCGTTGGCTTTCTGCAAAGATATGAGGGTCAGATACAGGAATAACGTCTGCATTTGTCTCAAAATCCTCTTTTTTAATCTCTAAATCACGGACAATCTCGCCTTTAGCCTGTTCATCAAGATACCAACGGTTTAAACGAGCCAATATCTTGAATACACGCTTTTGTGAGTCATGTAATCGTGAGTGAATCGATGAAAATACCGCAGCGCCTTGTTCAATAAGGGCTTGAGTCGTTCCAACAGGAGCGTTTGAGGTAACATCGGCTATCTTTTCTTCGGAAGTAGTGACAACTCCCTTAGCTGCGTCTGTTATCCAACCCAATAATCGGAATAAAACCTCATTTGGTGGGTTAAATGGTACTTGCATAGCGATTTTACGGACATCATCAACCCCAGGAGCTCCTTCTATCTCTACTACTTGGGTTACATCGATTACTTGCGACTGCCCTGAAATCTTCCCACCTTTGAGCTTGAGCATCGTCGGTGCATTATTAATGTGAGCTGAGTCCAAAAGAGCACGAAGAGCACCTGTAAGAGCAGCGCTGAGCCCACCAATAAGATGAGGCAACCCAATGGCATAAGCACCACGCCACGGAATAAATTTAAACTCGATGAGCCAATCCAACTTAGTAAGCGTTTCATCCCCATTTTCCCAATTTCGATATAAACCAATTACAGAACTCTCGTTCTCGTCAATCATTAATATGTAAGGAGCTCTGTCACCCTTAGAAATAGTGTCTTCTTCGAGTTCGAGCCATGTATAGATATGGTATACACGACGTACACCATCCACATTAGACGATTCGGACTTCTTACCCTCTATCTTATTTGTAGCCTTCTGTGACTTGGTTTCTTCAGGCTCTTGTGGAACACGGTAAACATTCAGGTCACAATACAATTCTTGCGCTACTCGTAGGTCATACTCTTCTTGTGTAATATCTTGCGCCTCGGTAACACGCATTGCTGTGTAGAAGTTGCCTGCAGAGAAGGGTAGGTAAACATTATCAATTGGTACAAACTCAGCACAAGGACGCTTTTTGCCATCGTCATACCACATCTTCATGTACTGCGAGCCACCTAGAGGTAACTGTGTAAGCATTTGCTCTTGCTCGTCACGGTACTCTTCTATCTGCTCTGTTAACTGCCAATTCATGTAGTCACGCTTACGCTCGGCTTTAGAAGTCTTCTCTTCTGTTACTTCGCCAAGAATCTTTGTACGGACAGGCCCGTCAGGTGGAAATAGTTCCTTGATAGCACGAGCTGCGAAGTCTACGCATGACTCAGCCATAATAGGGTGAACAACCTTAGACGCTCCCATAAACTGAGCACCGCCTGGGGCATCATGTCCTAAGCCTGTGCGACGGATACCATCTTCGTATTGCTTGTCTCTGTCTTCACGAGCACTTTTGTCTTTTTCAATCAGGTCAAGATACTTGCCTGCAATTGTGTCAAGCTCCCAACTCTTTACAGTCTCAGCCAAGTTTTGATAGAAATCAGGCGTTTCATCAGGACCTTTAAGGTCGTCAACTTTGACTATTGCCGAGCCATCAGGCAACTCTTCGTAATCAGGCTCTTCATCATTGAATATCTCAAATACGGATTCGTCTTCGACAGGCTCTCCTGTCTGTGGGTCAACAAAACGATTGTAATCTTGGGGTATAGGCATGTCAGGCATTATTTATTCCTTAGTAAAGCTATTTTCATATCGTCCATTGATGTTTTGCCACCTTCAGCAAACCTTCCTCTGTATTGCACACCGCCCATAGGCTTGCCACCAAATGGCATACCTACAAAACCTGATATATTGCCATCCTTACCTAACCTTTGCTGATACATCAACTGTAGGGCTTTTAGCTTGTAATCCTCTTCAGGAGTTCTCATGCCCATTAAGCCAATACCTGCATTGCCACCCATCATTGGTTGTTCGTATTGCAACATACCTTGATAGATTGGGTTTGATGGGTCTTTCATAGCCATCGCACTGAGTCTACCTTCACGGTAGGGTTGACTATAGCGGATGTAATCCATTTCACGTTTAAGTTTGGTTGCGTCTTCATAATCCCTACGCATTTGTTGCTTGCCAAGAGTTAACGACTTGTTCTCGTAATCACCTGTAACGCCTATATCACGAGCGTTCATTAAATCAGGTGTTTCAAACTCTCTGTTGTGCGCTCTGATAGGAAGTCCACCGTCCTGCATGTGAACTGCTCCACCTTTTCTGTAAGGCTCATCAGGCTCAACCAATCCTTTTATTGCTGTTTCAGGTATCGTGAACTCTGACCAATCGTCACCATGCTCTCTACGAACTTTATAGCCAGGTTCGTAAGGTGTTCGCATTGCCTTGCCTGTTTCAGGGTCAATAATCTTTTTACTAACCCAAGGCTCACCTTCAAACATAAGATTGTTGCCTGTGCGACTTCTTCCAAGAATTTTTAATGGGGGTAAATTTTTTGATGCACTATGCTCAGTAAAAACATATTGGTCAGGAGAATATTTATACTCCCATGAATCCATTTGTTTTTGCGCTTCCATTGCACGAGCCCTGATAGCATCTCCTAAACTTGTGTGAAAGTCTTGCAAGGTCAGTAAATCTTTATTGGCAAGTTGTCCAACCTTACCCTGTGATGCGGTCTTAATAGCGTTTTGAGCTGCCTTCTTAACTCCTCCACCACCTGCCATCTTGACTATGCCACCATCTTTGTATGGCAATCCACCAATAATCTTCTGCTTAGCCTCTTCGGATGGCTCGTAGTAATAAACCTTACGCAATGAATCTTTATTCAAATTACTAGCCATGGCATTTCGTTGCTCAGGCGATACTCTTGCCCACTCTTCGTCAGAGTACCCATACAACTTTTTCATGTCGTCTTGGGTTACTTCTTTCTTTTGAATGACTTGCCAATTTTGATTATCGCTACCACGGTTTCTCCATTCACCTGCCTCTATTGCATCTTTTTCTTTTGTCCATCCTGCATCATCTAAAAGATTGCCTTCTAAGTCTGCAAGGTAATATTTTTTATTTAAATATATTTTTGTCTCGCCAACAGTGCCACCGTATTTTTCAGCAAAGCTTTTAAGGTAAGCAGGGTATCTTTTGTCGTAGTATTCAATCATGCCTGAGCCACCGATAGATAAATCATCGCCTACAAGCATCTTCCACCCAGGTCGATAATCAGTACCTGCACTTTCACCTTGATTATTAATAATCTTTTTGGCTATGCTCTTACCAAGTAATTTTTGAAGTTCTTCTTCATTTACGCCCTCTTTACTAAAAACTTCTTCATTATTTTTTCCTGCACTAATTTCGTAATATTTAACGCCATCTTCTTCGAATGGCTCGTAGCTGATGTAGTCTACATTCTTACGCAACTCACTCTCATAGCGGTTAATTAAGTCTTTACCTGTCGGTGTATATATCCTGTCATCGCCATTCTCTACAGCCTTTTGGATAGCCTTCTTTAAGCCAACCTTGTACCAATCTTCTTTATATGGGGCATCAGGAACTAGCGTAGCGTTCGTAATTAGCTTATCAAGTTGTTTTACTTCGTTAGCCACTAATCCTTCATTGCCTCGTTTTTTGAGCAACTGATTAATTTCATCGTTCTCTTCGAAATCTTTTTTATACCCTGATTCTCTGCCTTCTTGGTGTATGTCAGACTGCAACTCATCGACTAAAGTTCCCTTCTTGCCGTCAACATCTGTACGGTCATCTAGACGTAAATGTGCCATTACATTGTCAGCAACATCACCAAAATGTCCTTTGTTATATACCTGTGACTCTAATCGAAAGCGTGATAAAACAGACTCTTTTTGTCTGTAATTAAGGCTATCGTAAGAATCAGCACCAAATATAACCTTGGCTATCTCGTTCTTTCTTTCAGCACTGTCAGAACCTCGTTCTGCCCTTTTAGGATAGGTAATCAACACCTCACGATAGTTTTCACCGCCAGGAGTTCTTGTGCCTTTCATGTCTGCATATTTTGCACTAGGTATAGTGTTGCTACTAAAGTTTTCAGAAATGAAGTCTTGGACATCAGACGGCAAGTCTTCGTAGTCAACATCATCACCATTCTTGTCACGGAAAATATAAGATGGCTCACCTGTAGCACCTTCTATTGTATCTTCAACCGAATATCCAAATGTCTTTAACTTTTCGTTAATCATAGAATCTAACGCAGGTCTGTCAACCAAAACCCTCTCGTTTAGCTTAGGTCTGTGCATCTGTACATAATCTTGTACTTCTTGCTTTGTAAAGTTTGGTTTAGTAGCCAAAAATTCCTTCAACCCTGACATGTCTAATTCTTCAGGTGTTGCACCCTTACTCCTAAGTTCATTGATGAACGCCTGTCCGTTACCTTGCTTACGCTGTAGATTAAGCGCACTTCTCTCTAACTTAGAATAGAACCCAAAGTCATCTTTTGGAGAAATTGGAGCGGTAGTAGTTTGTCCTTGGGGAACTACGCTTGGCATCAATCCTTGATTTCTAAGCATGTTTTCGGTGGATAGGTAGGCTTTCTCACCCAAGCCTTTAGTTAGGTTAGTCCCACCCCTTACACCTGCTTTAACACCTTGTTTAAGTCCTGCACCAATAATTGGCTCAAGACCGTGCAATTCAGGCATGATTGGAGCAAGCTTGTATTCCCTCATTACCTTATCTAACTTGTCAGATACGCTCTCAAGGTTTTCTAAGCCTTCTTGTGTGCGAGGTATATAAGTACCTGCGCTCATCGCTTCATTGAAGTTAGTAGGGAAGTCGCTATTAGTTATTAGGCTCTTGCCGAATGCATAAGGTAGCGCAGTCATAAATGAAGGCACTGCACTAGCAACCGTAGCTATTGGCTCGATTATTCCTGCAGGAGTCATTGTATTCTTCGGTGGCTCTAGACTTGTAGGGAACGGAGTTACCTGCGGATACTTTGTGGAAGGCTTGACGTTCGCCCCAGGAGGTAATGCAGACAATGGGTCATCTACCAATATGCCTGTCAATGGGTCACGATAGGGCTCTTTATTAAAGCTGATTGGTGTTGCTATAGGCTTAGGCTGTTTAGCAAGCTCTAAGCGCATTTGGTCATCTTTAAGGATAGGCTTATATATGCTCTCGTTCTCATTAATGCTTAGTGGAACTGTAAAGCCCATAGGGTCAGTATATATAGGGTCAGGTTGGTAAGTAACGCCCTCTAAAGATACAATGCCTTTGCCACCCTCCTTCATGCCGACAGCTCCGCCTGCTTTAAATTCGCCTGTTTTAATTTTAAGGTCACGAGCCTCTTGAGCTTTTTTAACTCTATCCAACCATTCATCGTTAAACTTTTGAATAGGCATAGACATGGACAAGGCTCGCATGTCTGAGCTTTCAGGTTTGTCTAATGCTCGCCTAACATCAAAATATTCTTGAAAAATGTCATTCATAGGCAATGTTTGTTCTGCCTCACCTGCATATCCGCCTAGTGTTGGATGACCTTTAATCACACCTGTATAACTATAGTGCGGTTTATCGGTTTCATAAGTAACAATTCCTTCAGGATTAAATCTTGCTACATTATGTCCAACTGTGGCTGTTGGCTCATCTAATAGTCTTGGCTCAGTGGTAGCTGTCCTTGCTTCTGCAATACTTGGAAATTCCATGTCTTCAAAATCACCCAAATTCATTTTATGCATGACATTCTTACGAAGTTCGCCACCATAATTAGATGTCTCTAATAATTCTTGGCGACCTTCAGGAGTTTCAATACCTGCAAAATTAATAAATGGATAGGTTACTTTTTTTGTTTTTTGATTAACTACAGGTTGACTTTGTACTGCTTTATTGAATTCAACTACTCTTTTCTTGTCAAGCAACGTAGGGTCAAACTGATTTAATAAAACTTCCATTGGTTGGTGGCTAAAATCAATACCTGTGTGGCTCATTAAATTAGATAGCCCAAATATCTTATCAGGGTCAACACCCTTCATCTTGGACGCTTCTACTATTCGGTTGCCATAACGATTAGCGACGTTAGGGAGTGATGCAAAAGCCTCGTTCCACCTTGTGTAATCAATTCCACCTTGCGTTGGTACTTCCCTTATTAAAGGCTCTCCACCAACCTCTTGAATAAGCTTTCCTGCTCCTGACCTATCTACCGTTAATGGAACACCTACTCCACCAAGCATATCTTCGTATGTGATTATCTTCTTAGGAACTAAAGGCATATTGGGGTTGTCAACTGACTTGATACCCATCTCGCTAATCGGTCTAACAAGTTTCTTACCACCCCCAATTGGATGATACAAGCCCCTCGCAGTGTTTTCTGCTTTACTTGCTTTCTTAGCCTGCTTGACCGCTTGCTTGATAACTTCTCCACCGCCTGCCTTCTTCTGAATCATTGCACCTGCTTTACCAAGGTTTAGTTTGTTGATGTCAAAATCATCGCCAAGCATGTATCTGAGGTAGTCAATCAACTCGTTCTTTTCAAAGCCCTTTTGGTATGTTTCACGGCTTGTAATCATTGACATTGGCTCAGGACCTTTTTCACCTTGAGTCTTCATTACATCAGCACCACGAGTAGTAATAATCCCATGTGACTTAGGGCGCATTACTCTACCCATATCTAATACCATCTCGTCCCTTACTTCCCTTGGGACAACATTCAGCACATTGAGGTTGGTTAGCTTGCCATAAGCCTCATCAGGGATGTCTTCAGGGTTTGTAAAGGTTGGTTTCCAATCCTGTGGATATGGCTCGTAAGTATCTGCTTTCAGTATCTTTGCGCCTTCGCCTAAGCCTGCTCCGTAATCGATTCCCCTACCCTTGGCTTTGTTTAACTCGAAGAGCATTCTAGCCTTTTCGTAAGTAGGTAGTGTGCCAATGATTTGTGTGAGTCTTGCGTTCTCAGGTGGCGGTAAGTTCTTAGCTTGCTTTATAGCTTGCTTAATCGCCTCTGCTCCACCTTTAGCCATATGTATTGCTCCGCCTCTTGCTTTATTTATATCATCTTCACCAAGGTCATAAGTTCCTTGATTACCTATGGCGGATTTAATCCTATTTGGGTCGTAGACACCAAGGTTCTTAGTACCACGTTCACGAGTATAAAACGAATCAAAGCCTAAGTCTTTTAACACATCTTGGAATTTTGGGTTTTCAATACGCATCCAATTGTTATCATCTGTCGGCAATTCATCAACTCGTTTATCAAACGTGTCTATGTCCGCATCTCTATCGGATTTCAACATGTTTGGGTCATAAAACTCCGACTCAGGGTTGTGGAACATATCACGGTATGTATCTTTGACCTTCTGCAAATGATAAGAGTTCTCAAAGTCGAATGGATTTTCTGCCTGTACATAGACAGGATATGTTGTTGGTGCTTCATCTTTATCGGTATATCCCATAACAGAGAAGTTTTTAGTAAAGTCAGGCTCTGAAGATACAAAAACTGCATCACGTTCATCAGCATAATGGTCACTCATGCCCATCTCGTCTGCCATGTCTTTTCTAGTTCTAAAGCTTTCTATGTTTGGCTGTTTAGTGCCATGATACATCCTGCGCTTTTCTACTGATGGGGCAAGAAACTTTTGCAGGTTGGCTTCTCGTTGAGCCTGTGGCAACACATTCTGTGTAGCTTTTTTAGCCATCTTTAAAGCCATCTTAATAGTATCTCCACCGCCTGCCATATGCACCTCTCCACCTTTTGCTTTAGTAATATCAGGGTCATTAGGGTCGAATGTACCCTGATTACCTATAGCTGTCTTTACTTGACTAGGGTCATACACTCCAAGGTTTTTTACATTCTCTTCATTAACATAAAAACTATCGTACCCTAATTTTTTTATAGCATCTTGCACAAGTGTGTTTTCAATCAAACCCCAATTGCCTGATTGAGTTCCAAACTTATCACCCATATCTAAATAATACTTAAACTCGTTTTTTAACTTTTCTGCTTGCTCAGGGTCAGACTTAGAAATTTCGTAGATTACTTTTTGTATATCATCAGTGTTTTCGTAATCAAACGGATTGGTTGCGTTGACATGTAATGGATATATAGTCTGATTCTGATTTGTTGCAATTCTAGGGCTTGTACTTCCAACAGGGAACTTTTCTGCGAATCTTACGGTTGGAGAAACAAAGATTGGCTCGCCTTGTAGTTGAAAGTGTGGTGTTGCACCACGGTACATCTTTTCCTTAACCTTGCTATTCTCTAAGAACTTATTCAGGTTAGCCTGTCGCTCATTGCCTGTAACAATATTGCGTGGCAGTTTCTTAGCCATTTTTATAGCCATACTGATAGCGTCACCGCCACCTGCCATGTGTACTGCCCCTCCATGGGCTTTAGTAATGTCAGGCTCGTTAGGGTCAAATGTACCTTGGTTGCCTGTGGCTGATTTGATTTGGGTAGAACTAAATGGCGCTATTGTTTCATGAGGACCATCTGTATTTTCAGCCAACCAAACAGCATCATATCCTTTATCTTTTAGATAGTTGATGACTTCAGGATTTTCATAGACTACCCAATTACCTTGCTTATGTAAACCTCGGTCAACAATACCGCCCATGGTAGGCATGGCATTTAGAACTGACTCAATTTCTTTATAGTGAGTAGGCGGATGAAACGGATTCTTAACCGATAAATGAGCAGGAATTACTTGATTACCTGCGTTATTTTCATATTCTGTGGCTGATTGAAATCCTGTTTTTTTAAGCATGTCTGCTTTTACTTTTTCCCTAGCTTTGTCATATTCAACTATCCAATTTGGGTCTTCGTAATCTTTAGGAATGTTTTCACCATGCTCATTACCTAATTGTTTTTCTAATTCTCGCAACTCTTCGTAGTGCGCTTGATTCTCAGGAGAGTTTTCTCTTAATCCGCCTGAACCTACTGCCCACTTACTAGCAAATTTAGGGTTAGTAGAAAAGAATGATAGGTTGTCGTCATACTTTGGCTTAAATTCAGAGAAGTCTCGTTTAGTTCCGTGGTATACGACTTTTGGAACTGAGGGATTGTTGCCCTCTAGGAACTTGTTTAAATTCTCTTGGCGTTGGTCGCCTTCAATCACGTCAGGATTACCGTGCCTACGGATAAACTCCTTCATGACAACTTCATCTGCTACAGGGATAATTGGGGTAGTAGGTTCTACATACCGCATTATTTCTGCCTGACGAGCCCTCTCACCGCTTAATTCTTTTCGAATGTTCATCAGCTTGCGGTCTTTTGCAATCTGCAACATCGCTTTCATTCGAGCAGGTGATGGAATAGGCATGGTTACCCCATAGTTGTTTTAAACATTATAGACATAAATCTTTACATTGCATAGGGATTTACTCTTCTTGGTCTAGTTTCATCCACATACATATCCGAATTGTCTACAATCGAATCCACCGTCAGGAATCCCATGTCTCGCAATAATCTCAATCCCTGTGTCAAAGCGTCTACATAGTCATCGTTCCTTACCTCAGGGAAAGCACATACCTGATTCAAGAATGGCTCTACCCAATCCCTTGCCTGATTCTCGTTTACGCTTGACTCAGGTAAGTACATGAGCCCTTTAGCGATGATAGGACTCACGATATTTAGCCTTGCTGTTTTGTCAGCACGACCTGGGTTGTAAGCCCTCACATTCAATCCTGCCCTTTGTAGGTCTTGTATTAGGCTTATCCCTGCCGACTTATCCTCTATCAGTATTTGGTCAACTTTCTTACCGTTGCCAAACTCGTCAGGGTCACCGTAGATTGACGTAGCCTCATCTATTACCCTTGGGCGTAAGTCAGGGTATTGCATTCTCTCTGACCAACAGTCTACCAACATGACCGACATGGGTTTGTCAGGGGAAGGCTTAAATACGCCTAGGACAACGCAAGCGGTTGGGTCATTGACCGTCTTATCACTCGTAGCACAATCGTAGCTCTGTAGCACGAATTGGAACTGTGGCAGGGGTTTATCAGCCCTCCATAGTCTGAACATGTCCCTCTTGATAATACCGCCCTCTTCAGGGTCGATAATCTCCGCATAAAGCTCTTGCCTACCAATCGATGTGCCTTCGTACTGCAATATCTGTTGTTTGAAGGTTGGGGCTAGGTTAACTAGGTTGTCATAGGTAGACGCTCTTGTAACGAAAACATCTTCGCCATCCCTGTTCACCAAGTCAATAATCAGTGGCTTAGGCTTTGGGGTAGTCGTACAGATAAGGATAGGTCTATCGCCAAGGCGCATGCCAAACTGAATCATATCCCACGCTTCGTCCAAGTAATCCCACGCTGCCAACTCATCAAGCCAACCTCCGTGGAACTGAGGACCTCGAAACCTATCAGGCTCACTTGCAGGAATACCTTTGATAATGCTCCCATTAGTCAGAGTTAGCTCGTTGTCGGATACAGTATGCTTTTCTATAATCTGCCTTGGCATGATGTTCAGTAGCCCTGATTCACCCATAAAGCACACATCCTTGACATCAGAATAGGTTGGAGCAGATACAAGCCACCGAGTCTTTGGGTGTTCCCATGCTAGTCGCCATAAGCATTCACCTGCAGTACGAGTCTTACCTGCTCCCCTACCTGCCAAGAATAGCCATATGTTCCACCAATCACCGTCAGGCATCTTTTGGTAGGCATGCCTTGTCAGTTCCCACTTACTTTTCTTAATGAGAACTTCGGCTGATACTTTATCTAACTTAGGTATTATTTGAGCCAAGCTTTGCTTGAGCATCTCCGCCTGTTTAGGCGATACCATGAGCCTTCTCTATCATACGCACAGCGTCTATCAACTTAAAGATGTTCGCACTATCGTGCAATGTAGCCACTTTAACCTCGAATAGAGACGCTATCTCATCCTCAGTAAGGGGTAACCTGCGTTGCATAGGCTTGTGCTCTGTATCGTCATAGCGCACACGACGGTCTTCGTCAGCATGTAGCTCAATCCAAGTCTTAGCTCTGATATTCATTTATCCACCACCTTTTGCAAAGTTTTAATAAAGTCTTCCATAGCAATGTTCACATGGTCAACTTCCATCCCACCTGAAATCTCTACCTTTTGCCTATCAGAGTAAGTAGCAGGAAAACGAGCTGCCATGATTTTGCCCCATAATCCTGCATTAATCCTAGCAGAATCCTTGTTTTCTATGATGTGACTTTGAGCCTGTTCTTCCCACCAACACTGTGAATATCTATGTGCATCGGTTAAGGCATTGCAAAAATCAGGGAATTCATCACGCCATCTAGTGAGTGTAGAGTAATGTACGCCTAGCTGAAAGGACATCTGTTCTAATGATTTGCCGAGTTTTCCTAACTCGATGACCTTATCGCAATAGGAAGGGTCATAGGATGAAGGACGACCTCTAGGATTGCCTGTTTTTTTACTAGCCACAAACTTTACTCCAAAGTTATTGTTTGACCTAGTATATAACATAAAAGGGGCTTTTAGTAGCCCCCTTGTTATTTAGAAACTGTAATCGTAGTATTCTTCTCGGTGTCCTACGGTTAATCCTGTTCCGTGACCTAGCTTGTTATATCGATTTGTTTCTTCGTTCCATACATATTGACGGTAACGACCTGTCTTGTCTTTTTTGTAGAAATACTTGTGTCCGTCAGGATTTGTAGTGTACTCATACTCTTGGCTTTCTGACATACCGTTCTTATCCACTCGTTTAGTATTGTCTCGTGTCACGGTTAGCATTCCCTTGCTATCAATTGCAATAATTGTGCAAGCGTTGCGGTCTGACCATAGTAACTGTGTACATCCCATGCCAACTTTCGGCTCAGGACTTCCTGAATTACCGTAAACGTAGTTCGCTAAAGAACCTGTATCTTTTCCTAATATCATTATACCACCTCCTGTACAGGCTTTAAGTACCAAGCCATTGATTCATAGCGCATTTCTACATCACGAGAAGATTCTAGAACCGCAATGACTTTTGATACAATCTTGCGTGTCTTTAGTTCTTTGTTAGCCTGAATTAGAGTAGGCATCTTTGCGAAGTCACCTAAAAATATTTCAGATGAACCATGTTTATTTAAAGCTACGAATGCATAAGTCTTCATTTTACTCTCCTAAAAAGGGGCTAGTGCCCCATTGATTAAATGGATGCACGAACCGCACGAGCTAAAGCACGTTTATAGCAAACTTCTGCTAATTTAAGATTACCTTTAGCTTTATATTCGTCACCCTTAGCATCTAATGCATTAGCCATAGCCCAATCACTAGCAACTTGCTTTGCTTTAGATGGCTTAGCCAAAGGATAAACATATTCTGAAGTTGTTTCGATGTAATTTGTTGTAAACATTTTTAAATCTCCTAAAAAACCGTCCGATACGGTATGTATAAACTTTATTCTTTGTTATCCATTTGTGCAAGAACTATTTTCTAGGTGTTTTCCCTAGTGTTGTTTTATGCCACCACCTGATTAATTTACGCCTGCCGTAACTCATTAAAGCCTTATGGAAATGATAGCGATTGAATATACCCCTCATAAATCGATTAGAACGCCTTTGGGATGCTATACGAGTACGGTTACGCCTTGGCTTTAACTCACGCAATATCATTTCATTAGCCTTAATTTAAGAGCGTCTAGGACATCTTGGCGGTATTGTGGTGGGACTTTAGCCTCGACTATTGCCCAACTGATAAAGGTTACTTGTCGCCACGCTTCATCCCATATTGCTTTTGGGTCAGAAAGCATCTCTTCTTCGGCATTTGCTACTTTTAACAGCTTTACCCAATCTTCGTAAGCTTTTTCCCATTCTTCTTTCTGAAAACCTATCAGCATTTTTCTTGTGCCTTTCTTAATATTGCTCTTGCAAATTCTATAAACGCTTGCTCTATTGTGATATCGTCAAACGGCTCTATTTGACTACATACTTCTAATATTTCCTCATCGGTTAGTTCTTTTGCTGACGAACAACAACATTGACTAGGTATTCTGTGGCATTTGCTACAAAAAATATTTTGGTTCATTTCTCACTCGCCTTTCCAATCAATGCTTTTGACCAATCAATTGGTTTACGCTCAATGGTTTCCTTATGCTGGCAATGTGTGCACCTATAGATTGTGCAAGTATTACTTCCACCACATTCACCCATAATTCCATCAAATTCTTTATGGCAGTTTTTGCAAGTTATTTGGTGCATTTCTCACTCGCTTTCTGTAAGATTGCTTTTGCAAATGTATAAATATTACAATCTTTAGGTGCTAAATGTTTATCCCGAATATCTGATATTTCCTCATAAGTTAATTCACGTTGTTGCTTAACCATTGTGCAAATTAATCGCCACTCCTCAAGCGTAGGCAATATATCAGGGTTCATAATAATTTCTTTATCCTTTTTAAATATGTTAATTGGAAACGAATTGTTAAAATCTTTTACCCCTTGCCACCATTCGTCTGTGTATTTATTCATCTATCGCTCCTCATTGACCGTTTAGCCTCTTCGCATAATGCAATGTAATCTTTGGGCACATCAGGATGCCAACCACCAAGCAGTAGTTCGCAGTTCAGCTTGTAAACCTCCTCCCTGCGACTTACCTCGGTTATATAAATAATCAGCCCGCAGAATACAATCCACATTCCTACAAAAGAAAAATGTATTGATTTCACAACAAGTCCTCCTTTTTGTATCTCCATTTAATGTGATAACGCAGTTTTCTAAGTGCTTTATTTTCAATCTCACTAATCCTATTTCGAGACAATCCTAAAGCGTTTGCAACCTCCTCTTGAGACATATGCCCCTCGTTGTTCTGAGGGACTTTTTCTTTTTTAGAAGGGCGCATCTTCTACCTTTATGATTTTTGGTGGTGATGGAACACGCTTAATTACGAACGATTTATCGCCACCCACAAAGTGTTCAGCCTCTTCCCTTGTGGGAAACCAACGCAACGGACCTACCATGTCATAAACAACATATCTTGCTTTGATTAAACACGGAATATTAAAGTTTTTCATTTTAAGTGCCTTTCAGGGGGCAATGCCCCCATTGGTTAGTCTGCTCTTGAACCCATGTAGCAATCAATGCCATGCTTTTGCAATACATCAGCAAACGCTTTAGAGCCAACTTCCTTGATGTCCATTGACTGTGTGTCACTACCTGTTGGATTCCAAATGTACCAACCTTTGCTCCAATGCTTTGAGCCTAAACCAATTTTCTTGCACCAATTAACAAATTTGCTACGTCCGTTAGGGATTGTTACCCAAGCAAAGCCACAGTACATTGGCTCGCCATGCTTTTCAAAGAAGTCTTTTTCAGCTTGCATAGCCGATTTCATAGCCTCTTCGTAGATTGCACGGAAGGGTGAATTGAGTAATTCAAAGTTTGGTTGTTTCATTTTTTATTTCTCCTAAAAAACAGCAACATTGCTGTAGTAATGATTTGAACATAGATTATCCACTTGTGCAATCTTTTTTTATAGGGACTTTCCCTAATATGGGTTTTTTTCCACAGTTAGCCATCCACGCTCAAATAATTCAGCAATTGTCTTCTCATGAGCCTGCTCCCACAACTCTTTACGCTCTTCTTTAGACAACTTATTGCCTTGGTCAATATCGTGGTGACAACTAAAGCACATTGCACTGATAGCCCAATCGTGTGCCTTCATGCCCCTACCCTTGCCATGCCGTAACTGATTTGAATGGCAGGCTTGCGTTGAACCCTCTAGCCCACAAAGCATGCAAGGCAGAGTGCATACAGCTCGCAGTAACTTTTCATTCCTGTACATTATTGGCTTAACCTAATTTCGTTACGAGCAGACGCTTCTAAGGAACGCCACGCCTCTAGTTTAGACTCCGCGGCTAAGATTAGTAAACGTAATGTTTCATATTCAGCAATAGCATCACCTGTTTTTTTAACGTGGTCTTTTAAATCTTCATGGGCATAGGCGTATGTTTCCTTAGCTGACTCTGACTTGGCATCTATTGCTTGCATCATCAGCTTGGCTTTCACTGTCTTACGCATTTCTGTCATCACATATACGCAAGCTTTCAATGACCCTGCCAATTCAGCATTGTCACGCAAAAAGTCCATCGCCTCATACGGATTAATGTTTTCAGGCGTTGTTGAAGGGTATTTTTTCTTTATCATCGATTTCCTCTATTTTTAATTTAATCATTCCACCAATTTCGTCTGCCCAATAAATCCTAAAGTCGTGTATTTGTGAGTCGTCATCCCAAAACTTAGCGAATGTAAACCCATCAAATACCGCTTTAGGTAAGTTATCAAGGTCACGGACTCGTTTATCAGGTCTATAAGCCTTTATTTCTACTTTTAAGGGCTTAGTAAGTCGAACGGTGGGAAAGTTCAACAGAACCTCTCTCAAGACCTCAGCACGGTATGCTCGACCCTTTTCAGAAATGACCATGCGATTCTGCCACTTACGCCAATAAGTATTGACTGTGGGTGGGAAGGGTAGAGTTATCTCAATCATTGTCTTTGGCTCGGTATACGATTACGAATTTCTTCAGCGAGGTTCTTAAATTCATGCTCACCAAACATGGCATGCTTGTATTTCTCGCTGTTGTCATCAATAATCTTGGCACAAGCCTCACGCTCCATAATTACAGCCGTTCGTGACGCTTCTATCGCTAAGGTCATGATTTCTGCCTTTGCCATGGTTAACGCCTCGTTAAACTCCTCTTGGGTGAATAACTTGTTACCCACCCCCTTAGCAAGGAAAGCCTTCTGAAAATCCGTCATGTCCTTCATTTCCATGTCTCCAATACCTGTAATAGGTGGCGCTTAAACTTCTGCCTGTCAACAAGTAACGGTGGCTGATAGATTTCAACAAACTGCACTAGAGGGTCTTCATCGTCACGCAACTGCCCCTTAACCAACATCAAGGCTGATGTAGGGTCAGAATAATCTACCTTCCGTTCAGGATAAATCTGCTCAGTAAGAGGAGCGTCTTGACCCTCTTTAATCTTGTCAATCATTTCTTGAGCATCGCTATCCTCTACTTCTACCTTACCCAAAAACAATTCCTTCTCTTCACGACTTACTTTCTTTTTCATAACCAAACACCTTTCTCACCACGGTTGCCCTTCGTCCATTGCTCACGAATGTCAAACTCCAACTTCGCTCGCCTCTTTGCTACACTCTTTTGCTCCAAAAAGTTTCTCAGCCAAGCAACGCCACGCAATAACCGTTCACGAATTAACTCACGAACTTCGCATTGGTGGCGATACTCTTCACTCCAAGTAAAGCCGAATTTTTCCGTACATTTCTGACACATATTGTTGACTATCAGGTTCAAACCATAGTGGTATACGACCTTCCCACTCCCCATTTCTTTGCTTTTCGCAACTTAGAATCGCATCAGGCGCAGACTCATCTGTTGTACCATTTTGCTCACGCTCCAATGCCTTAGTCTTATTACGCCAAACAATAAAGACATTATCCACTTGGTCAGTAATACTCCCTGAACCCTTGAGGTCAAACTTCCCTCCGATATTTTTCTCATCAGAGCCTTTTCGCATATGATGCACCAAATGGATATGCATGTTAGTGTCTTGTGCAATAGCGCATATCGCATTAACAAAATCTTTTTGTTCATTGTAGGAATCCTCTCCTGCTACTACCTTCATGATGGAATCGATGACAAAATGCTCTACCTTGAGCTCAGCCGATGCGTAACGACACACTGCTAAGACTGACTCAACATTCATCATCCCTTGGTGGTCAAGCAAATACAAATGGTCTTTTTTCCATTCGTTAAACTTCTTGAGCTGTGAAGAATTCGGCAACTTCGAGCCGATTGCATTCCGTGCCATCCTCGCTAAAGTAATTTCAGGACGCATTTCAAAAGACGCTACCAAACACTTCTTGTTCTGATTGATTAAGGACAGGACGACCTGACCAAGCAAAAGTGATTTCCCATGACCGTTGACTCCTGCCCACACACTAACTTCTGCAGGACGTAAACCGATGCGTAAACCCCTGTCGTCCCAAGGAATACTACTGCCACGATTAATAAGACTTCCCTCAAAATACTGCGTAACTTGTTCAGCATAGTAAGACTTCTCCTTGATTTTTCTCTTGGGAGCTGAATCTTGATTATATTTCTCCCAATCGATGTCATCGTATTCGATTACCGCCATATGTTAACCTCTCCGTCTGTATCAACTCCGATTAATAATCTTGGCTCAGCATCAATTAAGCCTAACCACCAAGCCATGTACTCGTAAATATCTTTGCCACCAATCAGGTGAATTATTAAACCTTTTGCCCATGTCAAATCCGCTTTTTTAGGGTTTACCCCATGCGTATATACCTCAGGCATCTCATTTCGATTTAAACAGCCCATAGGGTCGTTAAACCAAAATTTGGGGGTAGGGGGTTCACCTATGAAAAAAAACACCGTGGTGGGCTTAAAACCA